ATCAGCACCGGCGGCGCCTGCCACTCCCTGAGGGCCGCGTTCTCCAGTTTCGCCGCGTTCGCCTTTCTCACCTTGTAAGCCTCGCTCACCTTTTTCGCCACGCGGTCCAGTATCGCCCTTATCACCTTTTAGCCCTTGTTTTCCTTGCTTGCCTTGCGGACCTTGCGCTCCCGTATCGCCCGGTTCACCTTTCTCTCCTTTTGGTCCGACCGGTCCTGTATCTCCCTTAGCGCCAACTGGACCGGTGTCACCTCTGGGTCCTTTTTCGCCGGTGGGCCCGGTATCGCCAGCAATTCCAGGTATGCCTTGCTCGCCTTTTTCACCTTGCGGACCAGTTTCGCCCACATCGCCTTTATCCCCCTTTTCGCCTCGTTCGCCGCGCTCACCACGAGCCCCTTGAGGCCCACGAGCACCAACAGGACCTTCAATAGTAGAGACATCTTCAAGAACATCGAATATTCTCTCCTCTAGATTCGATATTTCTTTCGAAGTGTGCGCTATTGTAAACGCAGTCGCGACAGTATCAATCTTGCTCATTGAGTCTAGCCATATACCTAGTAAGTTCTTCTGTCAACTCATCTGCATTCGTAGGTATATATTTTTCCTCTTTTTTCTTTTCGTCTTCTTTCGGCTCATCAGGTACTACTTGAACTGGAACAGGCTTCTGTTCTTGAGGTGGTGCCTGTTGTTCTTCTTCATCATCACCGATTTCGCCCGAAGCCTCTTCTTCAGCAATCTCTTTCTTCATCTGCTCCATATCTTCTTCAGACATTTGCAACACGTTAGTCATGATCCACTTCTTGCTGAAGTAATCACCAACATACTGAGTCACTTCGTTCATGATGCCGATACGATTCTGTAGAATCTCAGCCTCTTTGAGTTCAGTGAAGTGATTGTCTTTGATATAGTCAACGTAGATATCATCTTTCCATTCTTCCCAATCTTCATTGGTGATGATACCTTTGAGAATAAGTTGCTTCTTAAGAATCTCAAGGAATAGTACGCTGAATCGTCTGCGCAACCGGTCAACAAACTTTTGAAATTTAACTTCGTCTCGCGAGATCTCAGTCGAACGACCAAGAGAGAATTGTGCTTCTTGCTCTAAACGATTGACTGGGACGTTGAGTGATCTATACAGTCTCTTCTGGAAATATACAATATCATCGATCTGTCCCAGGTTCTCGCCGCCTGGAAGTGTAGAGATTTCTGTACCACGGCCGTTTTCTTTACGTGGCAGCCAGAAGTCTTCAAGCATTGACATATGCTTACGATCATCTTTGATCTGACCGGTGCTTGCATCGTAGACCAACTTATTACGATACTTGGTCATGATGTCTTTCATGTACGCTTCGGCTTTACCACGTGGTAAATTACCTACGTCAATGTAGAAGATTCTTCTTTCGGGTGCACGAGCCAAACGATAGATGACCAATGAGTCTTCCATCATACGCAACTGATTGATTGGCTTCAGTGCCTTGTGTAAGTGTGAGATAACTTTCTTTCGTGTGTCATCAAGCAAGCCAGACGTAACATAACTGACCGCATCTGTAGAGAGACGAACACCTTGAACCTGATTAGAACCAGGCTTCTCTTCGAATACGTAGTACTCTTCAATGCCGTCTACAATCTTGACACCCGTTTTCTCATCTTTCTTGAATTTGACTTCTCGTACCTTACGAATCTTTGCGGCATCGATGTTACGTATCTCTTGAATACCTGCCTTTGTGTTTGATTCGTTTACGAGTAGATGGTGTACAATACGACCATCGATATACCAAGCACGAAACATTTCGTAACCTAAGTCATTGAACTTGAGCATACCGACAACGTTTTCGAACTCTTCTTGAATTTGATCTTTGATCTTATCGGGTGCCTCGACCTCATCAAGTTTTAACTGAACTGATGATTCGAGTTCTGATGTGACAATAGACTCATTAACAATCTCATCGATTGCCATGTCTACTTCTGGGTTCATCGACACACCACGATAACGCATTATGAGTGCGTGATTGTCTTTAGACTGATCACCTTCTTGATTGATGTATTGACCATAATGCCCAGCACCGGTCGTTACATAACCAGCGGCATCTGGATCAGTTGGTGGTACAACAGAAGGCAACATCTTTGTCTTCTTTGTGCCAGCCCGCTTGATCTCGAAACCGAATAGTTTGAATAATGCGTTATTGTCGTCTGCCATAACTTACCCTAATAATATAACAAGGGAGCCTTTCGACTCCCTGTTATATAGTGAGTTATTAACTCGTTGTGTTTGACTCCCAATATTGATAGTTGAACGTTACGTCGAATGTCTCGACTTCTGCTCCTCCATCATATTGTAACTGAATCTCACTGACTGTGGTCGGGAATGCACCACGAATGTTGTATCGCTTGATCACGCTTTCGTCGCGGTCAAGTTGATCAACAATCAAGTCAGTTTGATAGTCAGTCGGGTTAGTCAAGCCAGTGTTTGTTGCGTGTGCATTGATGCCGTTCATCCATCTTTCCATAGCATCACGTACTTCGAACCCAGTGTCATTCAGAATGGTCACTGTCCATGGCTCGAATGTACGATCACCTGCTACTTGAAGGATGCGCCCTCGGAAGGGCACAGCAAGTGGTTCTGTTACTGACTGAGGCAATTGAGCGGCTCTACACATGAACGATGTAAGTTCTACATCGCCACCTGCATACGCAGGAAAGTTAATAGTACAAGCGAATAGATTCGGTCTTGCACCACCGCCACGCAGTTTTGCCTTAAAGTCATCGACTCCTAGAATCGCCATTTAAACTCTCCTTACGCTAAGCCAACTACTTCTTCGAAGTCAACGCCCGTTCGCACTGCTACGAAACTCAAGGTTACGTAGTTGATTGAACGTGCTGGCTTCACGAAGATGTCTGCTCTAAATTGATTATTATCAATAACGTCCGCAGTGTTGTTTGTTTCGTCACAAACTACACGGAAGTCACTGATACCTCTTCGACCCTTAATGTCTCTCAAGAAGGGCTCTACTACGTTAACGAATTCGGCACGTGTGAATTCATCATTGAATTCGAACATTACGTTCTGTGCGGCACTCTTAATTGCTCTTTCCATGACTAAAAACAGTCGGCGTACATTGATGCGATCAAACGCACTTGGACGATTCAGTTTAGTCTTGTCACCGAACAACAATACACCTTGACCTGGTAGGTTAACAACTGGGTTGATACCTGCCTTGTACAATGTGTCACGTTGTGCTTTCGTTGGATTCCAAGCAAGTGATGATACACCGAAGTACTGACCTCGTCTCTGCCCAGCAGGTGAGAACCAAGGTGCGGCAACGTTATCGGTCGATGCCATCAGACCAGCAGTTGAAGAAGCGGCTGGAATGAATACGTACTTATCGTTGTACTTGTCATACACTTTCAGATAGTTTGCATCAACAACAAGATAAGAAGATGAAGTAAGCCCTTCACCAAAAGACTTGATGTTATCAGTGATCGTAGCAGGATTCTGTACGTCAATGATATCTTCTCTTGCTGGTGAAGTAACAACAATACAGTCTTTACGCGCTGTTGCAGTTGTTACAAGCGACTCAACGATTGTGTCTTGATCACTAGATGAAGCCAGACCAGGTGCGATCAAGAAATCTACCTGAATCGTGTCTTCGTCATCAAACTGTTCAAATGCTGAATCGTATGCTTGACGTGTCAAGAATGTTGATTGTGCACCGCCGTTGAAACTTTGTGTGCGAACATTACGTCCTTCACCGGCTGGAATTGTGTTTGTAGTCCAGTCAGCCGCGGCTGTTGTTGTTGACTGATTTGGTCCAATCGAGGCCGCCCAAACATATGCAGACTTGTCGTTCAATACGTCAAGTGCGAAGTTGTTTGTACCGTCGGCTGCCTTAGCATCTGTAGCAAGCGACAAGAAGGGCCAAGTTTCGAGTACGGTACCAGGAGTACCAGTGAACTTGCCGTCTTCGTCAACAACTGCTACGTGAACTTCATCGTGTGCAGTTGAGCCTGATGCTGAACGTGCTGAAACAAAATCTGATGTTTCAGGAGCCGCATCAAAGTTGCCTTTGTAAGTCCAGTTTTCGAATGCACTGTCTGATGCAGACCAAGGGCATACAGATACTAGCAGTGAGTTACCTGCTTCACCTGCATACTTAGCGAAGAATCGCTTGTTGTTCGAAACGTGTCCAGAGATGTCAGCATCCCAGTCATCGCGGTTCTCAACGAGTGTTCCGCCTGCTGATGAATCAACAGCGTTCAACTCGGCTGAGCCTTTGCCACGTACAACTTGAAGTGAGCCTGAGTATTTTAAGAAGTGTGCCGCAGAAAGAAAGTCAATGTTATTACTATCTTCTACGAGTGTGGGTGAACCAAACCGCTCTACCAATTCCGTCTCATTACCTACTAGGATCGGTTGTTTGATTGGCCCCCAGTTAAAATCGCCTACGATAGCACCGGTAGATGAAGTCACCGCAGGTACAATACCCGACAGATCTACTTCTCGTATGGTAACCGCAGGAGACTCCGATGTGCGAAGTGCCATAGTCGTGTCCTTTTTTCGTTAACATGAATAAGTTATCATAATACGGAATTCAATGTATTTATTTATAAATACTTTACTTTCGACGAAACCATGACACAAGTACTATTCTGTGCCCGGCTCTGACTTGAGCAACTCCGTGTTTGACATTATCACCATAAGATAAGGATTCACCAGGCTCTAACGTGGGTGTGCACACGATTTCATTCTTTCGATGCACTGAACCTGTTTTTACAACATAAGAGTCTTCAGGTGTAGGCAGATCATAGTGTGTGTCCCAAACCAACGTCTCACCACCTTCGAGATCTTTTTCTTCAAGCAAAGTAATACACGTTTGTGTATGATGCCCGATATCATCATGATGTGGTCGTGTCCAAGAATATTTGGGATATAGTAAAAAATAACTTGACAAATGAGCGTAGCCTATGCTATGATAGTGATCCAACATATTCTTAAAACATTCTGCATCTAGTTGTTCTTTTTTAAGAACACGTTTCTCTACGTGGTGCAAACTATAGTCTTGATGCGCCTTCTTCATACCCGTGGCATGATACACTTTCCACAGATCTTCAAGCCCTTCTTGACCAAAGAACATATGTTTTTTGAATGTCTTGTTGCTTACCATAGGTCAGGTTCGAATGGTATGTTCCAACCTTGGTCTTTCATTTTCTCTTGTGCTTCGATAGCATCAATGATATCACCGGCATCATCATGAAAACCAAAGGGCACAACATCTTCTTCGATCTCGTGCATACGTTGTTGAAACATCATTTCTTTTAAGTTAATGCTTGTCATATCCGCAAAGTAAGTACCAGTCGCAAAGTAGCCAAACATCACCAGATTCATCACAAGATCATCATGGTTGCCTTCGCTTGCTTCATATGATTGTCCGTGAGCCACAAACGTTGAGATCTCCATGATTGTCTGTTCGTCATAGATCTCTAGTTTTGAACTCTCAAGTAAGTCTTTAAAGCCTGAGCAACCGAGTCTCTTTGTCTTACGATTGATCTCGATACCCATCTTGTTTTTCGTTGCAGACTCTACGTGCATATTCTCGTATTCGAGGTCCATATACAAACCATTACACACAAGAGTGCCTTGGTCGTTCGATTCGATGACCACATAGGCTTCGTTGTAGACTTTCGCATACTTATAGATAATATTTGGAAAGAGCAAGGGCGAGATAGTATTGTTGCGATAGACAGCAACCTGTTCGAAAGGTCTCGTGCTAATGTCGATTAAAGTAAAGGTAGAATAGTCCTGGCCTCTTCCTTTCGATACGTCTACGGTCATAACGTATTCGTGATCGCTTACAGTTTCTTTGTAGACAAGAAGATGTCCATTTTCTCGTATCTGCAAAGGCTCTCGCACACGCAAACTCAGTAGAGTTTCCGGTCCTATGAGTGTATCTCCCGTCCCAAAAAATGTATTGCCAAATTCTTGATCGAACTGTAAACTTGAGGTGTTCGCAATTGTCTGTTGCTTCCATACTTCGTCACGACCAGGTACGTCCCACCAGTCTACACGAAATGGTGTGAATTCATTCGTGCCTTGATTAGCACCTTCCCAGATCTTGTGAAAGATGTTGCCTATTCCGTTGGCTGTTGAGGTAATGATTACTTTCGTATCTTTACCGGCCGAGACCACAGGATACGTTGAAGTATAGAACTCACCTGCTCGCTCAACAAAAGCAAACTCATCGAGATAGAGCAAATTAACAGACATACCCCGAATAGAAGAGCCGCTAGTGGAAGCGGCAACAATCCGAGAATTATTAGAAAACTCGATAGAACCTTTATTAAGAGTTTTACAACCTGGTTGTAGAAAGAAGGGAAGGTTCTCCAGAGCCAACGTAATGCGCCCAAGCATTTCACGTGAAGTGGCTCCTTTGTTTGCCAATACTGCGATAGTTTTTTCAGGGTGAAAGATGGCGTACCAGAGGAGGTACGCAACGCTCGAAATTGACTTTCCAGACTGTCTACAAGCAAGTACGATATTGAAACGATTATTGTTAAAATGCTCGAACATCCGCTCCTGATAAGGATATAGATTGAACGGGACAAGGCCTTGATCCAACGAGATAATTTTAACGTAATTTCTGGCAAAGTAAGCCGGGTCATCCATACACCTCTTGTATTCACGTATGTCATCTTCCGTCCAACCATGTTGAACGCCATCTTTTTTTACAAGGTGATTGTAGGAGTAAGTTTCGTTACTCATCCGATATGCTGTCAGCATCAATCACCTTTTCTTCATTCTGTAATAATCGTTGTAAGTCAGTTGTGCTTCCTAAAAACACATTGTTGTTTGTAATTTGTTTGTCTGGCTTATCTTCTTTGACAACCTCTTTGTGCTTCTTGTTGAGGTCCATCAACTTATCTGTTACGTCTGCAATGTTCTTGATCATGCCCGACAATACTTCGAACGCACGAGGGTGTTCAGACTCGCGAGCCACCTGAATCATAAGTTCAAGCGACTCTTTGCCACCTTCGATCAGTTCGATATACGTATCACGCGAAGTGTCGTAATCGTCTTTAATGTTTTTATCGTTACTCATTACTTATTGTGTACAATGATACCAGTAGATGCTACACCACCAGCAACAAATGTATCGTCTCCATCAGTCACGTTAATATTATATACCGCTACATTACGGAAGTTAGATTCTACTTTGTACAGTATTTCTGTTGTACCATCGGCCAGCACCAACTCTTGACCCGGTTCGAGAGATATGATATCTTCAAAGTCTGGGTGCGCTCTCATACCTGCGTCTCTGTCACCGGCTGCCCAACCTTCTGTAGTTAACAGCAAGTGTGAAGGCGTAAACTCTAGGTAGCCATCGTTGATGCTGAAGATCTGTCGCAACTTCGCAGGTATTTCTTCTGCTTCGATGACTTCGTTGGTAACGCCGCCTTGACCAAGCACCTGATCACCAACTACAATGTCTTCGATATTCTTCGTTGTGCCATCTGACATTGTGATCTGTGTACCAGCCAAGAAACACTCGAACTCACCATCAGATGTGAAACCACCGCCACCACTCAGATCATTCGGCACAAGTTCATGATCAAACTGTACAGTTGTCGAAGCCGTGTTGCCTAGATTGTCAGCAATTTCAAAAGTAAGAATCGCTCTGTAATTAATAGTAGCGCCGGTATTGGCTGTTGTGTTGAACTGCCATTCTCTGTACAGCGGTGCGTCGAGTGTAAGTGGAGTCTGGAAGTCTCCCGTAAATACATTAGCAATTTCAGATGGGCTTAAGTTTGTATAACCTGAGCCAGGAATCAATATTTGAATTGTTCTTGATGTCAACTCAACCGTATAGTTGCCCGCGTCTCCACCGGGATCGGTGTCAACCCACGATCCTCTAGTTTGTACTTGCGCAAGATCATTGTCATCAACTTCTTCATAGAAGAAGTACACATCGATTTCACCATTAGGCTTGAATCTAATTCTAGATCGTGCACGTGCATCAACATTTCCGTCACCATCGGTGTCATCTGAAGAGAACGATGTGAGGTTCGTATCGAAACTGATTGTCTCTGTGATATTCGGTAGGTTACCAGTGGTAATGTTGGTGATCGTAAACGCTTCTGTATCAACAGAGGTTATAGTATCTCGTTCTTCATAGAGACCCATTGTAATGTTTCTGTCAACCAGTTCTGAGGTGTTTTCGCTCAAATTTAAAGTTCTAGTAGCGGTACCGCTTGAAATAGTTAAAGGCGAGCCAGTAATCTGGCTCATATCAAAGTATGATGCAATCTGAGGATCTACAAAATAACAATATTTTGGTTCTACTGGTATTGAGCCTTCAGTACTCACTGCTGTGTCTAATGTTATATTGCTTGAAGTCACGTTAATGACTCTGCCGAGTAAGTAAGCAGTAGAAGGATTCGCGAGCCCGCCATATGAATAAAGGTCCATACCCGTAACAATTTGAGGGTAAATAGTAGATGGTGAACTAAATGTTACAATTGGGCTACCGTCGAACAAGTTTAGTTCTGCGGCATAAACCTTTGTTGGTCGCAGATAGTAATTGGTGGCATCAGGCACGTTTGTGGTGCTAACATCAAATCTAATAGTTGAACCTTCATCACGTGGAGATGGTGTTGCGGCATTGATAGAAAGTACGGCACCACCAGCCGCATCTGTCAATGTTACGTTAACTGTATCGATGGTTCTTGTTGGCGAGCCTGAAGCATAATCGCCCGCAGTCACGGTAATCGTAATTGTTCTATCGGCTTCTGGGGTTCCATCATCACCATTCGTGGTGAATGTGAATCGTGTATTAGTGCCTGAACTAAATACACCGTTCTGTTGAGTAGAGGTGTACTGACTTGCGCCAGTGCCAGAAAGTTCAACGTAAAGAGTTTCAGTGCTGCCTGAAGACAGCGTTTCGACACCAACAAACAGATCTTGTGCTTCTGTTCTTGTAGTAACTTCTGTCGTTGAAGCCGTGTTGGCTGAAGCAAACGAACCAACATCATAAGTCGGCAATGATGTGTCATTGATTGTGATTGACTTAGATGCTACTGCACCACCTGTGCTAGACGTTGACAAGAATATTGTGACAGTCTCAGAGCCTTCAATTGTGTTATCACCTTCAACTACAATATCAACGGTCTCCATGGCTACGATGGCGATTGACTGTCGAGCGCCGATTGTTGGACCATCAGGCGCAAACTCAGTTGGCTTGTCGAACCAGTAATAATACGTTCCGTCTGGTACAGTAAACTTGTAGCGAAGCGTATCGCCTTCATCAATGTTTGTGATTGTAGCGTTGCTCGTGTTGAGTGTCTCAATTGTGTACGAGCCTTGCACGATCTTGTACGTCAATTCAGCAAGTTCATTACCACCTGTTGATGCATCATAAATGTATGCGATGAAGTCTTCGTCGTTTGCGTTTGCGGCACCGGCGGCAAATGTCAGGTCAGTTGTTGCTGTACCACCTGAAACAGTAACCGTTCTTCGGCTGCCGTCTCTTGGTGGTGGATCTGGATTAAAGTCGTTGTCGCTCGTTGGGTTTGGTGCCGCATTATCGACATAGAAGTAAACGTCACCATCAGGTATGTTTGTACCACCAATCGTAAATGTTGTGGTGCCACTGGCTTGACCAGCGGCTGGGCTTGCAGTAAGAGTGTACACGGCATCAGCATCAGTGATGTTAAACGTATCATTACCAGTTACAACTGGACTGAATGCTGAGTCATACACTGTAAACGTACCAGCCACAGAACCTTGATAATCATTGTCTACCGTAGTTGGTACTGTGACCGTACCATTACCGCTTCCGTCAAGTGTAACCTCACCTTTGTATGATGAGAAACGAGCATCAGCATTCGCGGCGCCTTCGATCTGCCACTTGATTGTTTTGTCTGCGTTATATGTACCTGAAGTGATTGAAGCAGAAAGATTACTGCCTTCTTGTATGTCACTTACCGCCACAGTGTATGCTACGTTTGTGTTGAGAATCGTAAAGAGTCCTGAACCAACGGGAACATCGTACTGGTTTGTCAGTCGTAAAACAACAAACTCAGGACCTTCACTTACACCATCAACTCGCGGATCTAAAGTGAACGTACCAGAACCGCTTGTGATTGCAAATTCAACTGCATTGCCTGCCGAGTCTGGAAATCCATTTGGATAACCTTGTGCGGCCGTGAGACCAGCATCGTAGTATTCTTCGAGATCGTCTGCACTAAATGATGCAGATGTACCTCCGCCGGCCGAATCAATGTGCCATTTAATTGTTGTCTCGCCACCATATGGTACGTTTGTACCGATAGCAGTAAAAGTATACGGGCCTGAACCTTCTGTCATTTGACTCAAAGGTGGACCGCTTATAGTATATGATTCGATAACATCATTCAGAGTAATTGTTGCACTGTCTTGTACAAAGCCATTTTTGTCACGGAGATAAACTTTAAATTCTTCGTTGCCTTCTCGTGGGCTTGTGATAGGGTCGATGATAGTCTTTACTGATATTGTGCCAACACTAGAATTTACAGGAACGTATTGTGCTTCATTCGAATCTGGTAAACCAAGTCGATTAGCATCGTCAGCAAAGTTAGCGCCAAAGTCACTATCGTTTGTGGTGACATGAGCACCATACCAATACACATAAGATGTTCCACTGTTTTGCACATTGTTACCATTCGCAAAGACCGTGAGCGAATTACCTTCATCAACAGACGCCGTGGTTGTGATGAAATAGTTCGGCGTTGTATATTGATCAATTATATCAGTCGGCGTAGTGATGTTCGGATCAATTTCATCAGCAATTAGCACCTCACCGCCAAGATACATTCCCGCTGGGTGTGCAAATAGTTTGAAAACATCTCGCCACTTAGAGATTGGTATACCGATACGAATCAACAAAGCAAACGTCTGATACAGTTTGTCATCAGTAATATATCGTAAAGAATCTGGTCCAATCAGAGAGTCACGAAAACCAATCGTGAATATGTTTTCTTTAGGATATAGTACTTCTACTTCTTCGCCATAGAACGAACGGAAGAACCACTCGATAGCAAACTTAGAGCCTTTTGAGCGAAAGAGAATGTTCGAGAAGTTGGCTGCCGCTCGTAGTTCGACATCACGATTAGCACCACCGCCTGTGAAGCCCTCAAAGTATTCTTCACCAAGAAGTAGTTCGTCTTCGATGAATGTGAGAAGCGTGATGTCTGTCTCGTTGATATCACGAGAAGCAAACAGGTGATTCAGTAGTTCTGTACTGTTGTTTTGATCTTGAAACTCGTAGTACTTTTCGAGCAGAGAAATAAATTTAGGATAAGAAGACGCAAAATGCTCAGGCAGAATATTACCTACCTGAGCGTCTCGAAAGTTTATGAACCTTCGTCTTTTATCAATAAACTTATTGTGCATACTTTATACTACGTTGATCGTGTTGCCCATCGCGGAGTGCGCGGTACACTGATAATATAATGTTGAAGGCGCATTCATTGACACCGCAAAGAACACTTGACCTACACCATTGCTACTTGCATTTGTCACACCAGTTGTGTAAGCCGAGCCGCCATCACTGAGTCGAATCTCAAACGGGTGACCGCTTGCGTTCAAATCAAATCTATATGTATCACCTCTTCTTAAGAACAATACCGGGTTGTCACTGTCTGTCGGGAAGAATACTGATGCAGTATCACCAAACGTATATGCAGATGAACCGTTGTTTGTTACATTAAATGAATATTGTGTGCCACTTTGCGTGATGACAAAATCACTATCTGCACCTACTGTAACACGAGCGTCTGCAACTGAGAACGAAAGATCATTCGTTCCTGGATTGATACGCAGATTCGCGTCTACACTCAAACTCTGAGAACCCGATGTCGCAGGCGAGAAAGTCAAGTAATATTCAGAGTTATCTGTTGCAGCCGTTATCTTTGAAGTTTGTGCGACAACAGCCGAGTCAGCACCAATGTTTGTGAGATAGTAGCCGTTACCCGCAAAGTTGGTTGAATTAAGTGTGCTAGATCCCAGATTAAATGATAAGTTCGTTTCTGTGCTTACACTATCACGTCCAGTCTGTGCGCCTCTGAGCATTGGGTAATATGTGCCTGAAGACGGAGCCGCATTGGCGTCTGTCTGTTGTGCGGTACGTGCAATACCAAAGAACTCCAGATTGTCTGAGTCTGTACCACCAAGACGGTTTGTGTTTGGATTATATCGCAGATCGCCGTCTGTGTTTACACTGTCAAGCCCTGTAGCATTGAAGCGGAACATCACATAGTGTTCAGCATCTACGGTTGTTGTGACCGCATTGACTTGGTTTGCATCGGCACCATCGGCTGTAATGTTTGTCAGTATACTACCATCA